TGGGCTTGAGAAATTACAGGTCGAGCTTGCCAACCAGCGCATGCGTAAGTATGAGCTTAAAGTGCCAGGATTGACAATCGAAAAAATGCAGTCAATCCATGATGACATTATTAAGCAAATGGATGCATTAATGGAGGCTTATAACAATGGCTAACCGTATCTATCTCGCGTTTTATAAGCATAAACGCAGCTTTCTGAAAGAGCCTTTTAAAGCCTTGGCCGATGCAGTGACACGCTTTTTTA